GGAACTACTATTGAACAAGTCAGGGTGTTTAATAACTTGGGGGCTACAGCATTTAATATACAAAGTTCATCTTTAATTACCTTAAGAAATTGTATCAGCGAAGGGAATAATGCAAAATATCACCTTTTATGGGAGGACTTTCCAACAACAACAACTGTACAGGATGGAACAGTTGAGAATTTTTATATCGAAAGTGAGGGCACAATAAAAATGAGTGTAAAAGGTGGTTCGCGAACACTTAAGAATATTTGGATGCAATATAAAACTACTTTTGAATTAGAAGCTCTTGCAAGTGTAACTACAATTTATTTTGAAAATATTCCATTTTGGCCTACAGGAAGCAATTTTAGATTATTAGGCTATCAAAATAATTTAGCAACAAGGTTTATTGATGTAGCTGTAGAAGCTAGAAATCCTGAAATATGGAACGCTAAAGTTAATTTTCCAATACATTCAGGAGATATTCTAGGAATGCCAAGGTATATTTCAGTATCAAATAATCAAACAGGAAAATGGTCAAGCACCAGCACATTTAGAATAAATGGATTAACAGTAAATCCAGATGTTCCACAGGGGGTTAAATGTAAAGCTCCAATTAATATAACTTCAAATACATGTTTTATTGAAGGCCATTCAGGAGTTAACGATGGTGGTTTTTATATCACACACAGAGGTTTTGTAATAAGGAAAGCCCTAAATAATACTTCGATGCCTGGAACGGTGAACACAAATGATGGTGTCACTTTATCTGGAAGCGGTGAAGGTGCTTTTGGCGCTACTATTGAAGGGTTGTTGCCAAATACATTATATTCAATTAGATCCTTTGCTTATTCTAAAATAGGCGCAGGATATGGTCCTACGTATTATTTTAAAACACCATAATAATGAGATTTTTAACACAGGCCGAATGCATTGCTAAATATGGCAATCCATTGGCATCAAAAACAGCAAGTCTAAAATTTCAGCAGAAGTTTATGATGTTGTGGAAATATCCTACTATCATAAGAGAAAAAATACCTCAACTTGGTGAAAGCATTTATATAAACAAAGATTTTAAACCTGTTTATGAAAAGTTTTTACTAGAACTAATAAACAGAGGTTTGCATGATGAAATTACTGAAAATGATCAGTGTTTTATGCCAAGGTACATGAGGGGAAGTACAACAGAAATCAGCAAACATACTTGGGCTATTGGTGTTGATTTGAATGCTTCACAGAATCCAATATTTAACACAAGAGAGCAATGTATAGCAAAAGGATTAAAGCCTTTTACTGAGGAATTTATTCAGTGTGGCAGGGATTGTGGCTTAATAATGGGAGCTGATTTTGCTGGAAGGCCAGATTTAATGCATATAGAACTTTCTGCCTAATGGAAAAAATAGAAGGTATAACAAATAAGCAGTTTTTGGCTATAGTTGCTATTATGATTTTAATTGCTATTACTAGCATTTGTATTGTAAATTATATTACAAATAAAAAAGTTATTCATACAGCCATAGACAGCGCAGATTTTAAATTAATGAAGAGCTCAATTGAAAAGAAATTCATTAAGGATAAAATAAATATGCATGATTCAATTGATAAAAGACTTATAAAAATTGATACTGTATATGTAGATAGATGGCATAAAGCAAAAGTATTAGCAATTATGGCACCAGATACATGCAATGAGTATATTAAAAGATTAATTAATGCATGTGATTCAATGAAAAGTGTTAAGGATTCAATAAATAAAAATCTTAGGGATAAAATTAATGAGCAGCAACAATTGTCATTAAAAGACAGTGCAGATATTGTTTTGTTTTATCAAGAAAAAGCCAAAGCGGATTCAACAATTTTTGCATTAAAAAATCAATTAGCAATAGCCATAAAGCAAAAAAAAATGTGGAGAAATTCTTCTTTAGCGCAAAGTATTTATATTATTTTAAGGGAGGGTAAATCTGTTTTATTAAATTAGTATATTTGCACAATGGATCGTTTAAAGGAAATAGCAAAAGCATTTATTAATTTGATTGAAAAAAACCTTATTAAGCCAAGCGCTAGAGCTTGTATTAAAGGACAATTGACTTTAAATGTATATAAAAATGGTGAGCTTATTGAAACAAGCATTGATAACAACTTAATTGTTAATCAAGGTCAAGCTTGGGTTTTAGACCTGCTTTCAAACAACACAACTTTGTTTGTTGAAAAAATTAGAATAGGAAGTAGTGATGCAGCAGCAGCAGTTACAGACACAGCAGTTACACCTTTTTCACCAGATTACACAAAGGCAGTTACACCATTAGTTACCGGGAATATTTGTAGTTATGATTTTACCATTGGCACAGGTGATGCAAATGGTAATTTAATTAAAGAGTGGGGTTTGTTGCTAGACGATGGAACTCTTATTGCTCGTATCATTAAAACACCAATACCAAAGGATAATACAATTTCTATACAGGGTAATTGGAAATGGAATGTTTATTTTAATAATGAATTTACAGTATAATGGCACTAATACCAGAAATAGAAGATTTTGCAGAAACAGTTAATTTTAATGCTGTAGATATAAATGAGCCTGTACTTGGTGGATTGTCACCAGAAGGTCCAATTAACAGAATTGCTAGAATATTGGGTAGTCGTACATTATGGCTTCGTGCACTTATACAGCAAGTTCAATATCAAGGATTAAGGTTTAAGTTTATAACACCTGTTACCGCAAATTATGTAATAGCAAGGAGTGATGCTGGTGGAGCATTGACTGTAGGCGGTACAGCTAGTGGAATATCTTTAACTTTGCCAAATAGTTCTAATCCATCATTATCTTATTTAAATGGTGAAACAATTACCATTAAAAATAATAATCCTAATAATGTAACAATTCAAAGGCACCCATCTGCAACAGGCGATACATTTGATAATGGAAGCATAGCATTTATTTTAAGACCTGGTGACACAGTTACGTTAACCTATGATGAAACTGCAATTTGGTATGTACTTTATAGAATTAGAACAAAAGACAATGTAGGTGTTGTTTCGGCTTTTGCAGGAAGTTCACCACCAGAAGGATATGCTTTATGTAATGGTGCTGCAGTCAGCAGAACAACTTATGCATATTTGTTTGGTATAATTGGCACTACATACGGATCTGGTGATGGTTCAACAACTTTTAATTTGCCGGATTTAAGAGGTGAGTTTATTCGTGGACTTGATGCTGGAAGAGGTGTTGATTCAGGTAGAACTTTAGGAAGTGCACAGTCAGATGCTCTAAAAGCACACACACATGATGTTGAAACTTCGAATCAAAGTGCAGCTGGAACAGATTCTAAAAATCCAAATACAGGAGGTAGTTCTGGAAATGAAACTACTACTTCATTTGGAAGTACAGAAACTAGGCCAAGAAATATAGCAATGAATTATATAATTTATCATGGTGTTATTTAATTTTTTTTAATGTGATAAATAATTTTTTATATATTTGCAAAGTGTTATTGAAAATTTGGTATTATTTTCCCCTTGTGTAGCGATACGCAAGGGTTTTTTATTTAACCCTAAACCTATATTAATGCATGAAAATTTGTATTGTTTTTCCAATTAGATCCAGAGCGCAAAAGTTTTTAGATGTTTTAAAAATGTATAAAAGCACATGCTCAAAACCAGGCAATGTTCAAGTAATTATCAATACAGATGTTGATGATGAAAGTATGACTGCAGAAGTTGCAAGTAAGGCAGTCAATATTTTTCAAAACACAACTTTCCATAGAAACATGCCAGAAGGAAAAATTGCAGCTTGTAATGCAAACTTGGAATATATTCAGGAAGATGTACAAATTATTTTACTTGCAAGTGATGATATGATTCCACAAGTGATGGGTTGGGATGAAGTGCTTGTGGAGGAAATGATAACACATTACCCTGATACAGATGGTGTGTTATTTCATAATGAAGGGTACCTGCAGGATAAGTTAAATTGTATGGTCATTGTTGGCATGGCTTACTTTAAAAGATTTGGTTATTTATATCACCCTGATTATGTTTCATTGTGGGCTGATAATGAATTTCAAGATGTAGCAAATTCACTAGGAAAACAAACTTATTTTCCATTGTGCTTATTTAAGCACCAGCATTATGCTAGAACTAGCACAGTTCAAATGGATGAATTGATGAAGCATAATGAAAGCTTTTATGCTGTAGATGCAAAAACATATCAAAAACGTAAATCATTAGGTTTTCCAATAGAAAAAATAAATCAATAATATTTTTTGTATATTTGCTTCGCAACTCAGTTATGAAAAATATTAAAAAATCCCGCTTTAATACATTGCCAAAAGTGAAAGTTCACTGCTGGGTTGCCTTTGTATTAATTGCGGGTATTTTTATAATGCAAACAAAGTTAATATTTCCAAAAGAAAATGAAGAATTATGGGCTAATATTCCAGGATACGAAGGATATTATGTTATTAGCAATTTAGGGTGTGTTAAAAGTTTAGATAGAACAATTGAAAAGAAAAACGGAGCAAAGGTTTTTCTTGCAGGAAAAACTGTTTCTATATCTGTGCATAAACATGGACATCATGTAGTTAGATTGTGGAAAAACAACGAGACAAAGCTGTTTAATTTATATAGAATTTTAGCTATTGTTTTTATATCAAATCCTGAAAATAAAAAGGAAGTAAATCACATTGATGGTAATAGAATGAATTACAATTTAGATAATTTAGAATGGGTTACACCTTCTGAAAATATGAAACATGCATTTAAAAACGGTTTAAGCAAATGCAATTTTGAAAAAGGTTTTAAACATAGGTTTTGTAAGATTGACGAAGAAATGTTAAAATCTATTTTTGAAAGAAGAAAAGAAGGTAAAAAGCTAAAACAAATAGCAGGAGAGTTTGGATTAAATTTACAATATGTTTCACGAATTTTAAAAGGATTAACCTATGGGAAAGTATTCGCAAAATGATGAAGATATAATAATTGAACAATATTTCGGCAATTATATTGGAACTGTGCTTGAAATTGGTAGTAATGATGGAAAAACATTAAGCAATTCCCTGGCCTGTATTGAAAGAGGTTGGATGGGTCATTTATTAGAACCAAGCGAAATTGCCTATAATAAGCTACATGATTTACATGCCACAAATATGTTTGTTATGACTTATAAACTTGGCATAGGTACAAAAACAGGATATGTAAAGTTCTTTTCTTCCGGTGAACACTTGGGAAAAGGTGACACAGATTTATTGAGCACTGCCAAGGAATCAGAGCTTCAAAGATGGAAGGGAACAAAAAATGAATTTGTGCAAACTGAGGCTTTACTTGCTACTTGGGATGATTTCCTGATTATGAATATTCCAGAAAGCCAGCGCAAATTTGATTTAATTTCAATTGATGTTGAAGGATTAGATTATGATGTTTTAACTCAAATTAATCTGGAAGAGGTAAAATGTAAAATGCTAATTGTTGAAACAAATTCAGTTGCAGATGAAGTTTATATTCATTATTGTGCAAAGTTTGGCATGAAGTTACACCATAAGAATTATGAAAATTTAATATTTGTAAAAGCATGAAACTATCAATATTAGTTTGCACAATTAAAGGAAGAGAAAATCAATTCCAAGCCTTGTTAGGAACAATTAAAAAGCAATTGCTAATTGATCACATGAACGAAGTTGAATTATTATCAAAAATTGATAATAAGGAAATGTCGGTGGGTGCCAAAAGAGAAGCTTTGCTTAATTGCGCGAAAGGCGATTATGTAGTTTTTATTGATGATGATGATAATGTAGCTGATGATTACATTGAACAAATTTTGAATGCCATAGCTCGTAAACCTGATTGCATAGGTTTTAAAATAGAGTGCAATATGGAAGGGATAAAGTATAAGGCCATTGCTTCTAATATTTATGATGATTGGTGTGAAAATGTTGATGGCTATAAATACTGCCGGACCATTTACCATAAAACACCTGTAAGAAGAGAAATAGCTTTGCAGATTGGTTTTAAAGATATGAGGTTTGGTGAAGATTATGATTACTCAAAGCGATTAAAAGCAAGCGGCCTCCTAAAAAAAGAATATTTTATAGATAAGTATCTTTATTTTTACAATTACAAATTTGAAAACCCAAATACAAAGTATGGAATCAAGCGTTAAACATTGTATTATAAATGCTGGCATTGGTGGCTGGTACCCAAAAGGAAGCGAAAGGTTGGAGCGATCATTAATTTATCATGGCTTCACCGGAGATATTTTAATATGGAAAAATGAATGGCCAAATGATAATTATGATAAATCATGCATTTATAATATAAAGGCTGCAGCATTTGAGGAAGCTATAAAAAGAGGTTACACACATATTTTTTGGATGGACTGCAGCACTTGGATTGTTTATGATATAGCTCCATTGTTTGACAAATTGAATGAAAAAGGTTGGTACATTACCAGCTCAGGTTATAATTGTGCTCAAACATGCAATGATAAATCTATTAAGTATTTTGGATTTACTAGGGATGAAGCTGAAAAAATAAAAGATACTTCCACCTGCTCTTTTGGAATCAATCTTAATAATCCAAAAAGTGAAGAGTTTGCCAAATTGTTTATTCAGTCGGCCAAGGATGGAATTTTTGGTGGTTCCAGGTTTCATGATGGTCAAAGCTCAGATCCTAGATTTCTATTTCACAGGCAGGATCAAAGCGCTGCAAGTTTAATAGCAGGTAAACTAGAAATGGAATTATCACCTATTAATGTAGAAATTTGCTACTATGCTGATAACAGGCCATTACCTGAAAGCACAATAATCACATTAAGAGGAATGTAACATGCTTCATATAATACACAATAGAGAAAATAAAATTCGTTCAGAAAGGTTACATTATGAGCTGAATAGACAAGGCATAACAAAATTTACAATTGTGGATGCTGAAATGGCTCCTGCAGGAACACCACAAGAAGAAAGAACCAAATATATACTTAGGTCACACAAAAAAGCATTAACCGAAGGAATATTTTATAACCAAGGATTAAAACAGAATCCCGGCTTTGTAATTATTGCAGAAGATGATGTTAGAATGCTTGCACCAGATGCATACCATTATTTTATGAAAGGCTTTAAAAAGCTTCCCGAAGATTGGGATATTTACCTTGGTGGTGTTTACACAGGTGTTGGTATGGTTAATTATGATGGATATTCAAAGATTAATCATTTCTTTGCCGGGCTTCAATTATATGCTATAAACGAAAAGTTTTATGATGCATACTTAAATTGTAATGATCCATTCCATGATACATGGCTGGTAAAGCATGGCAAAGCAAATGCCTATGTTATTAATCCATTTGCAGCTATTCAGTATAATGGATTTTCAGATCAAAGGCAAATGGTTGTTAATGACGATCATCATATAAAAGACTTCAAAGTTTATGGAAGGGATTAACTAAAACCTTAGTTTGTTCGCTTTCCTTTTTTTTAATCATTTCATCAATCTTATTGATAATAGCCATTGTTTCTGGCTTTGGTTCAAAACCTAGTTCAATCCATTTTTTAAGTTCTTCTAGTTGATCCATTTATCCTTATTTAAGTCTTTGTTTAAATATCTTTCATAGGTATATTTTGACTGAATAACGTTGCACCTAAATGAAAGTTTCTCAGCAAGCATTCTGTAATCGTTAAACTTATTTTTGTGCAGTCTTTTTGGTGACTTTACTAAAGTAAAACTATCATGTTTTGTATAATAGTATAGGCCGCAATATTCAGGAATTTCATCTTTTGAAATTAATCCTTCTGGAACTACGAAATAAAAAAAATTACAAATCCTTCCTCCATTCTTTATAAGAGAATGTTTGTTTGCTTTCTTGAAATCATTTTTAAAATCTGATTTACTAATTTTAATTTCATACTCATAAACTATTCCAGCCTTTGTTATTCTGCACAAATCCATTTCCCAAGGGGAATTAATATAAAAGTTAGGAACTATTACATCAGTAGCAGTTGACCTTGTGAATCTCATTAAACTAAACTTTATTTTATCAGCTAATTTCATGTTTTAAAATGGAAGATCATCTTGTTCTGTTTTAACTTCTGTATCTATGGCAGTCCTTGGTTCTGAAAAATCAGTAAGGTTATGCTGCTGCAATTGCTTATTTGAAGGAAAGTCACCATTTGTAACATCTATAAATTTAGTTTGAGATTCTATAAATCTAAAATGAACTGTAGTTAAATCACCATTTCTGTGCTTTGCAATTATAAGTTCTGCCCTTCCAATTGTACTTTCACCATTTGCATAAGCCATTTCACCATAATAAGCAGGCCGGTGGATAAATGAAACTACATCAGCATCCTGTTCAATGGCTCCACTTTCTCTTAAGTCTCCTAGCTTTGGCCTTTTGTCACCTCTAGTATCTACAGCCCTGTTTAACTGAGCCAAGGCAATTATTGGAATATCTAGTTCTTTTGCAAGCTGCTTTATACTTCTGGAAATTGTGCTTATTTCCTGCTCCCTGTTTCCGTATCTTCCACCATTTTCATTACCTCCCACAGTCATTAATTGAAGGTAGTCAATAATAATTAGTTCAATATTAAGTTCTTTTTTTGCTTTTCTTACCTTGGATCTTAACTGAGTAATTGAAAGTGCTGGTGTATCATCAATATACAAGGGAGCATCAAAAAGTTTACTCATGCTGTCCTCAATTCTTATCAGCTCATTAACCTCAACACCTTGTTTATTGAGTTTGTAAATATCTGTGTCTGTTTCCTGAGATACAAGCCTAGTTACCAATTGAAGTATTGACATTTCAAGCGAAAAGAAAATGATAGGCACATTGTGCCTTGTTGCAGTTTCCCTTGCAGCATCCAAAACAAAAGCAGTTTTACCCATTCCAGGCCTTGCAGCAAGAATAATTAAATCTGTAGGCTGCCATCCTCCTGTTACCCTGTCTAATTCAATGTGTCCTGTAGGTACACCAGAAACGCCTTCATTGAGTAATAACATGGTGTTTCGCTCCCTAAATTCATTCCAAATATCTTTTATTTGCATAAGATTTTTGCCTGTAGCTGCACTTTGATTTAATTGCATAAGCGCATTTTCCAAAGTATCCATTGTATCAATTACATCAATTGTATCTTCGAATGCATCCCTTATTGCTATAGTAGAAACTTCGATCAACTTTCTTTGCATATACTTTTGGAAAACAATTCTAGCATGAAATTGAATATTTGCGCTTGAAGCAACACGATTTGTTAACTTTGAAACATAGTAGGCACCACCAATAATTTCAAGTTCAGCAGTCTCTTTAAGCCTGTTTGTAATTGTCAAAATATCAATTGGCATTCTCTTTTTGTAAAGATAATAGCATGCATTGAATATTCTGGAATGAGCATCAACATAAAACACATCAGGCTTAATCAGGTCGGCTATTTCATCCATTGCATTTTTTTCAAGCATGATAGCACCAAGCACAGCCTCTTCCAAGTCTGGTGCCTGTGGTGGAAGTTTGCCTACATCAAAAGGATTAAAGCTATGTTCAGCAGCTTTTTTTGTGCGTTTGTATGGTATGCTTTTTTCCATCTATTTAATTTTTAGGGTACTTAATGGTTTCTGGTGGGGGAGCTGGTTTGTAACCTGAATCGTTTGGACCTACATTATCATCAAATTTAAGTTTTCCTTGTAGTTCATCTTTTCGCGCCCAATTAGAAATAGCACCAGCCCAATCGACATATCTGTGGCCTTCTTTTGAATAACTAATTGCAGATTCATAGTAATGCCTTAATTTTTTTTTGTTCCAAGTATTAAACTTTTCAGAAAACTTTTTTGGTTCAAAAATTTCAGATTCATCAAATTTAATTTTAATAATTTTTTCTTTCTTAGATTTTGTTTCTTTTTTTAAAAGAACATTTTCATTAGAATTATTATTGTTATTATCATTTACATTGTTATTAGCTTCGACTTTGGTTTCGTTTTGGTTTTGTTTTGGTTCTTTTTTAGTTTCAATTTCCATCACATTTGCTTTTTTTCTACCTCCTTTTGAACCATTTTCAAACCTTTTATTATTGGCATCTAGCTGAGGTTTTATCAATGTAAATATAGTTTTTGGCAGTCCTTGTAATTCAACTTGGTTGAAATTAAGTGAGTACTCAAAAATGGCATTATAAACTGCTGCTTGTATTTCAGCAGGTAGTTCTTTTATAGCTTCATAAAAGCTACGATAAAATATTATACTATCTCTTTTCATTAAAGGAAAAAATAAACCCGACATCCAAAAAGGCTTCCCCACAGTGACGCGGATGCATCAATTTGGCAATTCGGAGTGTCGGAGTTTATAAATGTTTTCATAATTGTAAGGAAGCGCTACAAATAACTAATTTAATTTTTTAATAAGCAAATTTATTTTTTAATCATTCTTAATCCATTCATTTTCATCTGATCTAACAATTTTGTAGGTAATGCCATTTCGTTCAACTTCGTGTGCTTTTTCAAATCGTTCTCTAGCTGAGGTGACAAAAGTTAAATCAAGTGTTTGCATTAAATCTTTTTGATGCCTATTGTACTCAACCTGAGAGTTAACAGTTGATAAATTAACTGCCATAACTACATGATAGGGAATATTAAGCTCACCAGAAATATCTTTTAATGTTCGCGTAGAAATCATATCCAGAATATCTTTTCTCATTTTATCGGTTAAATCAAATGCTTTTCTCATTCTAATTTTCCTCCATGTATTTTAGATAAGTGATATTTTTTTTTCATTTCGTGGTTATTTTCTAACATCTGATTATGAAAATTACAGCATGGCCTCCAAAATTCCTTGTCCATCATGTTTTTACCCCACCTTCCTTTTATATGGTCAATTCCTTGTGCTGGTGTATTGCAGCCATCAATATAACATAGCTTTCCTTTTATAAAATCCTTTGATTCCTTGGAATATTGTGGGCCAAGGTCAATACGTTTTTTACTTCGTTTTGGAATCCTGTAGCCTGGTTTTGGCTTTATTCCTTTGTAAACCTTTTTAGGTTTTGGCTCAGGCTTTGGATCTGGTTTAAAATTTATCTTCATGCTAAATCTCTTAAGTATAAAAGTTTGTTAATCACTATATGAGTTTCACTGTTATTTTTCGGCATAAATATTGGCACCTGGTCTTTAATTTTGTATTTAAACAATTTGTATTTGAGCTTGGCCATTTCTGTAATCATTCCCTTGGTATCAACAATGGCTATCGTTCTGCCTTTCTTTTTAATGATGAAATCAGGAACAATCTTAATTTCTCTTACAGGTTCACCACAATAGTTAAAAGCTTCCTGAATTACAAATGATTCCTTCATGGTAAACTCAAACTTATTTATTTTAAGAAGTCCATAAAAGTTACTTTCAATCCTTGAATCAAATTTGTGGCCATCAGTTGTAACCTTAACATTGCTGTATTTTAACTTGGCTTCATCCATGTGAAGTTCAGGACTAATGTTTGTTTTAAGATTCAATTTTGCTATATCTGCTGCAGTCCATCTTTTTTTACTCATAGTTTTCTACCATTGATGGATTTAGCTAAAAGTAGATAATCTTTGATTGAATTTTCGTTAATTTTTGCAGGCTCAGTAAACTTATTGTCAAAATAATTTAAAAAATTAAACACTTGTGAAGTGTAATTTTCTATACTATTTTTAGAATAGTTTTTTAAAACTAAATCTTTCCTATAAAGATTAACATACTTAGGAATTTCCATATTGTAAATTATTATTATTTAGTTAGTTACAAATGTTAATTACATATATTAGTTACAAGCAATACTTACCATACTGCTCCCAATTAGCCTTTATACATTCAAAAAGATAATTGGTAATTAAAGGTTGGACAGCATTACCTAATGCTCGGTGCTTATCCACCCTATTGGGAATGACATCAGCCACTCCATAAACTTTAGGCTCGGAATCCCTCCAAGTTGGGTAGATAGGCTTGTGCCACCTTGTGAAAATTTCCCTTTCCTCCATCCTGTCTCCGATGCAAGTGGGGTAGAGTATAGCATAAATTCTACGTCTCCGTTGTGGTATGCCAAATTGGAAGCCTTGTAAAGTTTGCCATTCCGCATCATACCCGATTTTTGCAAACTCTTCGAGGATGATTTCAAATCCGTGTTTAATAATTGTATGGGAGTTTTCGAGTATGACGTACTTTGGTCTAATTTCACTGCATATTCTGAGCATATCTCTCCAAAGTCCGCTTTTGTCTCCGTCAACTCCTGTACGGTTTTTTGATGCAGCAAGGCTGATGTTTTGACAGGGAAATCCTCCCGAAATAATATCAACTGATTCTGCTCCTTGCATTGTTCTGATGTCGTCATATTGTTTTGCATTTGGAAATAATCTTTTTAAATTTTGTCTGTTAAATTCTGAAATTTCGCAATTCCATTTAGTTTCTATTCCACTCATTTCTGCTCCTAATTCAAATCCTCCAATTCCTGCGAAAAGAGCTCCGTGAAATAACCCAGTACTGCTTGTAACATCGGTTTTGCAATAGTGGGTTTTTTGTGCTATATCAATCATTTGTACTTCTATTTAAGTTTGGTGGTGGGTTGAACATTTCGGCTTCGATTTCCCCACCATCGCAAAGCCGAGAACCGTTATATGCCATTGGCGGACCGCTTCATAAAGCAAATCCAATGTGTTTTTTGAGCCTTGCCAGACGGATGACCGAAAAGCGGTTTTTGGTCTGTAAGTTTCAACACATCTTTTAATGGCACATCGCATTCGTTCCATTTAAATATCAATATTCCTTCGTCTTTTAGCACTCGGAAGCATTCAGCAAAGCCTTTTCGCAAATCATCCTTCCACGTTTGCTTATCTAATCTGCCGTACGATTGTGCCATAAAAGAGTTTTCACCTAAGAAAAGATGTGGCGGGTCAAATACCACCAGCCTAAATGTTTCATCAGGCAAATCCATATTTCTAAAGTCCATTACTCTATCAGGCAAACATTTTCTAACCCTTGCATCTTTTCCGCTACCAACCACTTTCGGCTCCATAACCCTGACATCACAAAAAAGCACATCAGGATTACTTTTGTCAAACCAAAATTGACGACCACCGCAGCAGGGGTCTAAAATCAACGGCATATAACACTGCATTGCCTCAATGGCGGGTGAAGTGCTACTATTAAAGTTTTGTTCTGTATTCATCTTTTGTTTTTCAATTAAACATTTGTACTAATAAACCGCCACTGCGGCAATGCTTTTACGTTACGCAAAGTAGTAAGCTTGAAACCTTACTATATCTTTATATTCAGGTGACTTCATAAGTCCATCACCTTTCCCGGCAAGAAGTTCTGCACCATGTTCACCAATTACAACATTTGAATCAATGGCTTTTGGAACACTAAAACAAACTTGCACAGGGAAATTAACCTTGGCATCACCATTAATAATTTTAGTTGAAGCTCTTTGGGTAGCAGAAACAATTCTAAATCCTGAACTCCTTCCTTTTTGAAGTAAAATTTGCAGGTTTTGTTCAAGTGATTTTAAGGTATGTGAAAGTACCTTTTCTCGTTTTGGTTGACCTTTAGAATTGATTCCTGTAATTTCCATTTTAAAAACATCAAGCTCTTTACCTTTTCTACTTTGGCTAACAGCATCAGCAAATTCATCAAAGATTATGGCAGTTTTTTTACTTTGGTTATACTTTACTCTTTCATTCATATCCATTACCATAAATTCCATCTGCTCTTCAATTTCTAAAATTTCATTAAAAACAGAAATTGAAGGATCAGACTTAAGCGAAGTAAATTCATATTTTGGATCAAGCAAAATTATTTCAGTAACACCTGCCAGCTTCATATATTCAATTGTGCTACGAATCATTACTGATTTTCCCGAACCTGTAGCTCCACAAACAAGCATGTGTGGTGTGCTTTGATTATCTAAATCCCAATAAATAACGTTTTCAAAATTATCTTTGCCAATTGGAATTTTCATTGCGGTTAAATCGGCAGGATTAAAATTTAGGTCCTTGCTTCTTTGTTTGCTGAACTCAATTGAAAGGTAACTTTTGCCATCATAAACTACCAAATCTTTACAAATTCTAACATTGCTTACATTTAAAGCATTGGCAATATCTAATTTGTGGCTGTGTATTTGTTGAACCTTTGTTCCAGCACCAATTGACAATAAATATGTATTTGAGCTGTAGCCATCAAAAATATGTGCTACTTCTACCATTTGCCCGAAGGACCTTAGAACGTGTTCTATTTTTTCTTTTTCAGTCATATCTTTATCTGATAAATCGTATTTAATAAATGTGTTTGCGTTTTCTCTAAAATTTTTAATAACCTTTGGATTGATGGAGGAAAGGCTTGAATCCTTTATTTTTTTAAGCCTTTTGCCAATCAATGCTTTTTTACTTTCTGCAATATCAAAATCTTCAACTTCACTGATTTGTGTCTTGGCCCAAAAGTCGTATATTTCTGCAAGGTCAATATAATTATCACTTTCATTGATTAAAAATACATAATCAGGATCGAAACATGCAGCCAGCATTCTTTTTAATGGCTCATATAAAAGTGCTTCATAAAGCTTTCTGGTGTCCGGTGTGATGGTTACTTTAAAGCATGAAAGCTGAGGTGAATTATCCCTGTTTGTGGAATATTTATTTTCAACAAACCAAACTTCATCAGCAGTTAATCCTGTTTTACTTTCGTAGGCCAAAACATAACTTATTGCCTGAATTCCAATTGATAGTTTAAGCTCTTCCTCAGAAGAAAAAGCACCTTTACTTTTATGATCCACAATAGCAATTTTACCTTCTGTGGTTTCCAAAATTAAATCTATTTTGGCATGTATAGGTAAAGGAACATCAACACCATTTACTGTAATAAATTCATCACAATAACATTCAACATCTATAATTTTGCTAAACTCATACACTGATTTTTCAGCCATGAAGTTTTTAAGCAAGGCATTAGCTGTAGCAATAGCCTTCATAATGCAATCGTTAACTGTTGGTGTAGTTTTTTGAAGCTTCCATAAATTAGCACCTACCTTGTCAATAGCATTAAAGGCAATGCCTTCTAAATCCACCAGGTCAATTTCTTTGCCATCCTGCAGTCCTTTGAAGTAAGCTTCAAGTGCAGCATGATATGCTTGACCTGCTACGGTGGTTGCACTTGATTTGCTTTTATAATTATAAATATAAAGCATTTCGAAGGCTTTTTCATGCCTCGCAAACTGAGTTACTTTTGAATAACTCCAAGAATCAATTAAAAACCTGCTGAAAATCTCTTCAAGCTGATCGCCTGACATTGTTTTATATTCGCTCATTTTTGTGTTATTGAGTATTAAAAATTAACCAATAGGTTAAGCCATGTTTAAATCGGTTTGTTTGCCTTCTTCCTTCATTCGCGCTTTTTTTTCATCTACAGATTCATTCGATTTAACTTCTGTATATGTAACATCAGTTACATCACCTTCTGGAATTTCTGAACCTGTAATTGTATCATAGAGCCATTTCCTAGCTTTTCGTGTGGCTTTACCAATTACAGCATCAGCTCCCATGTATTGATTAACCTTAATAGCAATATCCATTTTTTCAATATAAACCGGGCCTTTATTAATGCTATATTCAATGTTCATAACAACTGCTGCTGAACCATCCTTGATTCTTGGCAGCTCAGGAATAATTTTATAACTTAATCCTTGTATTTTACTTAATAGGTAGCCAAGTCCTTCTTTTGTGGCATACATTTGGCCAGCAATAATGTTAAACTGATTACCACTAGGTTGCAAACCATATAGCACTGCTTCAATAAGACAATTTTTCACAATGGCTTCTGGATAACCACCTTTTTCATCCTTGTCTGTTTTAAAGCCTAGTTTGTTTCCCTGTAAAGACATAAAGGGTTTCATGTACTCAGGAATAAGAATATCTTTAAGCCTTCCAATAGCATCAGCAATTAAATATGCTTTCTTAAAAGCATTTGCTTTATCAGCTCCAATAACTGATACTACAGCATCATTAAGATTATCTGCAATAAGTTCTAATTTTTCAGGTAAACTGATTTCTGTTTTTGGTGTTAATTTCATGTTTGACA